GCAGCCACCCACCAAGCAGCCCGTTGGGCCCGACGCGGCCGCCGCCACCAGGCGGATTGCGAGGATCTCCGGCAGGACATTCTCCTGGCGATCCTCGAGCGCGCTGAGAACTTCGATCCCAAGCAGGCGGCCTGGTCGACGTTTGTCAGCCTGCTGGCCCGCCACGTCGTAGGTGACCGCCTGCGCGCCGACGCCAAGGCGATGAGGACGGAGCCAGTACATGTGGATCTGGCAGCTCTCTCCAGCGTGACCCAGCTGACATCAGTCACGCTGCCAGAGGCGGGCGATGACGAATTGATCAGCGTCCTGCGCATCGACCTGGATCAGGCGGCGACGGTGCTTCCGGCTCAGGCACGCGAAATGCTTGGGCTGTTGGTCATGAGCCAGGGCGACATTGCCGCGGCACAGCGAGCCAGCACGCGCTCGTCATCTGCCTTTTATCGCAGTCTCGCTGACCTGCGCTTGTGGCTGCGCGCGGCTGGCCTGGCTCGTGGCTCTCGGTGCCGTGGGAAAAATCAGTGCCTCGATCAGTAAATAAGAAGCAGACACCCACGACGAGAGGACCACGTGCCATGCACGCCATTGCGCTCCTTGCTGCACCTCAAAATGACAATGACTACCGCACCGATCCAGAGGTGGTAGCCGACGCCAATGGGCTGAGCGATTTCATCGCGGATGCCATGCCAGGCGCATCGATTGCCTATCACCTGGGTGCGCTTGCCCGCGACCGATACCCGCATCTCTCGGAATTACCTGAGGAGCGCCGGGCCGAACTCAATGTGCTGGCCGATTATGCGCTGAACTTGGCCGAGGCAGGTTGGGTGCATCTGGTTCAGCGGCGTCTGGGCCATGAGCGCTTCGCCTATTTGGTCGTAATCCGGCCGCGCTCCCGCTTCACTCGCCATCAGGCACTGCCCCTGCTTCGGGTGGTCGAGCTGGCGGAGGCGGCATGATGGATGCGCTCCGCACCAACCGCCCCACCCTCGAAACGCTGCGCCATATGCCGGTGAGGGACGTCATCGCGCTCCCCGCCGAGCATCTGGCGCTGCTCCAAACCGATGCGCGCGAGGCACTGGATGCCGCCAAGCGCATGCAGGACTGGATCGAAGCCGCCATCGCGCTCCGCTACGAGCAGCGCGCCGTCGGCGCCCGTTCTGCGGCCGGCAAGGATACCGGCACGGTCAGGTTCAAGGACGACGCTGTCGAGATCGTGGTCGATCTGCCGAAAAAGGTTGAATGGGACCAAGCCCGGCTCGCCGCGCTCTCCGAGCAAATCCGCGCCGGCGGGGAGGACCCCAGCCAGTATGTCGAGGTCAGCTTCAAGGTCTCGGAGCGGGCCTACACATCCTGGCCCGAGCGTATCCGCCAGGCATTCGAACCCGCACGCACGGTGCGAACCGGCCGCGCCACCTATCGCCTGGCCATCCCGTCCGAAACGGCGCTGCGCGACGGCCAGCAGGGCACCGGCATCACCAACACGCAGGGAGGCCGCTGATGGGGTCTCTGCCACTGGCACAGGTTCGGTTCGACGCCGACTGCCAATCGCGCGTCTGCCTCGATGAGGAGACCGTTGCCGAATACGCCTTCCGGATGCAGGAAGGCGCGACCTTCCCGCCCATCACGGTATTCTTCGACGGATCCGAATACTGGCTGGCCGATGGCTTCCACCGCTACGCGGCGCACAAGGGGCTCGCCCGCGAACGCGGCGATGAGGCGATCGCCGAAGTGCCGGCCGAAATCCGCCAGGGTACGAGGCTGGATGCGGTCCGCCACGCGCTCTCGGCCAACGCTCATCATGGCAAGCGGCGCGAACCAGGCGACTACCGCAAAGGCTACGCGATCGCAGTCCGCTGCGGGCTATGTGAGCCGCATGACGTTGCGGCGGTGCGGGGCTTGCTTGCCTGTTCGGAGCGGTGGGCACGTGAATTAACCTCTGAAACGCGCGAGGCACTCGATCGCGCACGAGACGGCCGCATAGTCGAGGCCCGCCAGGCTGGCGAGCCAGTGCGCCAAATTGCAGCACGCGAAGGCGTTTCAGTGGGCACCGTTTCGAGTGTTCAGAAACGGCAGTCTTCCGAAACTGAACACATCGCAACACCGCCACTGCGATCGGTTCCTCCCGCGGTAGCTGCTCTCGATCGTCCGTCGCTCACCGCATGGTCGGACGCGATTTACGCTCTCGAAAAGCTAATCGATGCGCTCGACGCCGCAAAGCCATTCGGGGTCCCGCGCAAGGCGATGCCACGCGTACAGGCCTTGGTTGGGCGCGCATCGAATTTCCTCAACAACCTCGAACTGGAACCCGAACATGACGCTGCGTAATCTCCTCCGCGATATCGTATCGGAGCTCGACGCCGATGGCGGCGGCTTTCGTACCAACGAGGCGGCCAACCTGCTCTACGCCAAGGCCAGCGAAGGCCGCGGCGATATTCCCGGCCTTGTGGAAAGGCTCGCGCGCCGTGGCGCCCGGGAGGAGGTCGCCAACTTCCGCCCTGAGCGCGAGGCGACCAAGCGTATCACCGAGGACGCGGTGGTCGGCCAGCGCGATCTCGCCGAACTTACGCAGGGCTTCGATCACTGGGTCACCGATATTGCAGCACTCGATGAGGGCTGTGACGCCGTCCGAAAGCGGGTGCTGCGCATGACCCATCCCGAGTTCCTCCAGATGATCGAGTTACGGGAACAGAAGGCGGCGCAGATGCGTGAATACGCCCGTCGCGCCCGCAAGGTTCTCGCCGACTTTCCGGAATGGGCGGACAACCCGCGGATGACGCTGGCCGACGTGCTGGGGGTCTCAGAATGACGCTGCGCATCATAACAGCCGACCAACGACAGGCCGAATTGCGCGGCATCAAGGCCGTAATCTTCGGTAAAAGCGGCATCGGCAAGACCTATCTTCTGCTGACGCTCGACGAAGGCACCACGCTGTTCATCGACCTGGAGGCGGGTGACCTCGCGGTGCAGCACTGGCGTGGTGCATCAATCCGACCACGCACCTGGGAGGAATGCCGCGACCTCGCGCTGTTCCTGGCAGGACCCAACCCTGCGCTGCGGGACGAGCAGCCCTATTCGGCCAAGCAATATGCCCGCGTCGTCGAGGCCTATGGCGATCCGGCGCGCATGGACGGCTTCACCACCATCTTCGTGGACAGCATCACGGTGGCCGCCCGGCTCTGCTTTCAATGGTGCCGCGGACAGCCCGAGGCGCATTCCGAGAAGACCGGCAAGTCCGATCTCCGCGGCGCCTATGGGCTGCATGGCCGCGAGATGATCGCTTGGCTGACGCATCTACAGCACGCCCGCGGCCGCAACGTGATCTTCGTGGGGATCCTCGACGAGAAGCTCGACGACTTCAATCGAAAGGTCTTCGTGCCGCAGATCGATGGCAGCAAGACCGGCCTCGAGCTGCCCGGCATCGTCGATCAGGTCATGACCCTGGCTGAGATCAAGACGGACGCGCCGCCAGGCAAGCCGCCAGTGCCGTCCTTCCGGGGCCTGGTCTGCCAAACGCTGAACCCCTGGGGCTATCCCGCCAAGGACCGCTCCGGACGGCTCGATTTGCTGGAGCCGCCCGACCTCGGCCGCCTCTTCGCGAAAATTCGCGGCACTGCAGTGCCCGCCGCGGAACCAACCGCCCCGCTCATCACCGCCACTGACAACCCCACCACCTGACCGGAGGAGAAGCATCATGGCTTCCTGGAATGACTATAACGACGCCCAGTCCAACCCGAACCTCATCCCTAAGGGGACAACGGCGAAGGTTCGCCTAACGATCCGCCCGGGCGGCTTCGATGACCCCAGCCAGGGCTGGACCGGCGGCTTCGCCACGCGTGGCAGCACCGGCGCGGTCTATCTCAACGGCGAGTTCACCGTGCTGGAAGGACCCTACGCCAAGCGCAAGATCTTCACGCTGATCGGCCTCTACAGCCCGAAGGGGCCAGACTGGGCGGGCATGGGCCGCAGCTTCCTGCGCGGGATGCTGAACTCCGCCCGCGGCATCTCGGACAAGGATGTCTCGCCCCAGGCGCAGGCCGCGCGCCGTATTGGCGGTTTTGCCGATCTCGATGGCCTCGAGTTCGTCGCCAAGATCGAGCATGGCACCGATGCAGGCGGTGAGATCAAGAACGAAATCCGCATGGCGGTGACGCCCGACCATCGGGA